TCGATTTTCTTCAGATCCTCGGCAAGCGTGTCACGCATCTCAATCCATCTCTTGCCGGTCATCATATGGTTGTATCGCCACTGGAGCCAATATTCGCGAGTAACCTCACCGGCATCAACACGAGCCTTCATTGCCGCGTCATCTTTCGCAAATTTATCGAAATAGGCTTTCGTCTTCCGAGCGAGATCCTTGTAAGCTCTCGAATACTCCTTCTCAAGCCTCTTCTCAAGCTCATCGATCATCTCATCCGTCAGTTCATGACCTTTGTCGCTCATGCGTCATCATCGCCTGTCTCGTCAGAAAAATTGAATCGGTTCATGTCCTGTTTTTCTCTGTTTGCGATGATGTTTTTGACCTGATCGACCGTCACAAACGGAATGTTTGCAAGGATCGTCTCATCATCGAGGTAATTCGCGACCATGCTGAGCATCTGAACCTGTTCCATCTGATTGGAGATCCTGTTTCTCTTGTAGACCGGCTCATCCTCAATGCCCTGAAGCGCGAGGATCTGCTTGATGAACTCAGTACATTCGAATTCAAAATCATCAGCCTCTTCATCAAGCGGCTGATATGCCGCGTCAATGTGGTCATTTGTGGCACCGGCGGCGATCGTATGAACATCCAGTCCTCCGAAATCCTCATAGATGTTCGCTCGGATCATGTTGAGGAACTGTTCTCTCGCCGCATATGGAACCTCCTGTGTGTATGGTGTGACAGTGCTTTCTCTGTCGGCTTTAGCGATGTGCATCAGCTTCAGCTTGTCTCTGAATTCCATCAGATCTCTGTCATCCATGCCGTTCGCATTCTGAATCAGCCAATAGATCTCCGCGCACTGGTCTAAATCATTCGCGAATCCGGATGCGATCAGATCATATGCGTCAATCTTCGCTCTCAGACCAATCAGAGCACTCTGATGTGTAGGATTTCCCCACATCGCTTTGATGGGAAGATCAGAATAGTTCTTGTAACCGACAATCTCATCACCTCCGAAATCAGTGTGTTGAATGATGCTGATGTATGGCTTTTTATCGGCGAGCTGAATCAGATGCTTTCCGGTGCTGTCGTCGCTGAATTCCGTGTATCCATCAGCCTCATAGAGCACAACGTTCCTCGGCTTGTCATCGTCCAGTTGCCAAAAGCGAATGCCGGCACTCAGTGCGGATGTGTCCTCATTCCACAGAGGAATGAATTCTCTCAGTGTGAAATTGATCAGCTTGTCTTTGTTCCAAAATCCGAAAGTCAGACCGTGTTTGATTGCGTTCCGTCCGATCACCTTCATCTGAGAATCGAATGTCTTTCCGAGTTTTTCTTTCGTGTCCTTCTTCGACGCAAACTCGATGCCGTTTCCGAGCAGATAGTTCGTCCTCTGAGTGATCATCCTGTGGAAGAAATTGCTTGCGATCCTGTTCGTGGATGCTGTCGTGTCGATGATCTTTGTTCCGTTCGTATCATAGAGATACTTCGCATAGTTCATGACTGTGCGGTTCTTTTGTTTGTCATATTCATCAGCGAGTTCCGCTGTGACAACCATTGGATCGGAGGCATGATCTGATAATGCCCTTTCAATGAATCCTGTGATGTCGTCCTGATTCTCTAAAAAATCCTGATATGTGAGCATTCTTACCTCCTGAATGGTGAAATATAGTCCCTTTTCGGCTTAACGATATACATGGTTTTGACGAAATAGCGCATGGCATCCATCGCGTGATCGTTCACTTTGATCGGACGATCATCATCCGCTTTGTCGTCCCACACATAGCCGTTAAATTCAGCAATGAGGTTTTTGCATGACCTCAGAGCCTTGAAATAACCGTTTTTCATGCATGTGTTCGTTTCTCTTATTCCGTCAAGGACTGCGTTGTCTGCCTTGGTTACGGAGTACCATTTCCTCCGCTCCAAGGCTTCAATAAAAGACGCGGCAGATGGATCGATGATTGTTTTCATCTTCCGTAAGTACCGCGCCTGATGTTTCTCTATTTCATCCTCTCGCTTCATCATGATCGGTCTGATGAATTCATCGAGATCGTTTGCATATTCTTCATCCGTCTTTTGTGTGCCGGTGTCTCTGCCGGAGTAGTAATACTCATCAATAATGACCCACTGTTTTCCGTATCTCGCCCACAGGAGCGCCGCAAATGCGTTCTGTGTGCCGTAGTCAATCGACAATGAATATTCCTCCGGCTCTCTGTCAAAACCGCTCAGATCGTCTATAAGAGCGTCCTGAAATGAGGGATAAATCAATCCCTCAGCAAGTGCCCACAGACCGAGGATGAATCGTTGATAGTAGACGGTTCCTTCGTACTCCCGACAGAGGTTGTCAACGAATTTCTTCGGGAGGAATGGATTGTCAAAAATCGTGTAATGCTGAACATAGATGTCAATGTCTGTCCGGTCTATGAACTCCTTCAACCAATGTTTCGGATGCTCAGGGTTGCACGCACCGTCCATACAGGAATATTCCTTGTCCAGTCGTGAAGGAAGCATCTCAAAAACTTCATGGTTCCATTTTGCAATTTCATCACCATAGAGGTATTTGATTGAGGCACCTTGGATCTTGGCAACCTGACTCACTTTTTCAGCACCGAGGCAATGCACCTCTTCACCGGCTATATAAGCAATGTTCCGGCTGTTGATCGTGCTGACGATCCTCGAACCATAGATCTCTCTCATGGGAGCGAGCACGTTTCTCTCGATGGTCGATTTCGAAACACCGAGAATGACATTCAGTCCGGATAGACCGGCTCTCTGCCGGATTCGATAGAGAATCACATGAGCAATGTCACCGTAGGATTTGCCTGATCGGACGGCACCAACCTTGAAGTTAAATCTGTGATTTGCCTTGCGGAAATACTCATTCTGCTTTTTGGAGAAAATCATTCTTCATCAGTCTCCATTTCGGCGCTTTCCTGTGTCTGTTTGAGGATCTGATCCAGTTTGTCGATTGTTGAACTGTCGGTGACAATCGTGTTATCTCTCCATCCGGCTTTCGCCTTCAAATAGAAGATAATCGCCGCCGCGGATGGTTGTACCTCTTTCGTTGTCTTGATTACATGTTGTTTTTCCTTTTCGTTAGCATCTATCCATTTTTCGACTCTTGTTTCTGTTATAGTCTGCTTTTGAAATAAAGCGAGAAGTGATTCCTCTGCTGAAGCATCAGCTTCATCTTTTCCGTTTTTAAATGCTTCCGCAAATTGCGGAAACCTTTTCTTCCATTCTGAGATGGTCTGTGTTCTGACACCTATCTTTTTTGAGATTTCCTTGTCTGTCAGACCGCCTCTTTTCCACATTCGGATGACTCTCAGACGATCCTCCGTGAGCCAATCCGCATATCGTGACGGACGACCGCCGTTGTTCTTCATGCCTGCCCTCCGCTATTTTCATGTTGCTTTTTGCAATGTTGTATTCCTTCCACAGCTTCTTCAGATGCTTTGAAAGGTCTCTCTTTCTCTGAATACTGGATGTCTTGCTGATCTGCCGCTGTGTTTCTTTTATGCAAGCTAAATGAGACTCTAATTTAATCATCATCACCCTCAAAATATTCATCAAGATCCGGTATTTCAACCTCACCAAGTCTTTCTGTGGCTTTTTTGGAATCGCCTTTAATAAAGTTCAAGCAATACTGATGTGTTTTCCCAGCTTTTCGGGATGATCGGAATTGTTTTCCGATTCTTATTGGAAGTGATCCACACGGTGTCACATAGATAAAATCATTGTAATAATGTGCTCCAGCCTCTTCCATCGCTCGAACAGTCAGACCAACAAGGTCTCTGAGGATACCTTCTTTGTTTCGGTAATTTCCAACAACTATCGATGCAAACCTATCGTTGTTGAGCATGCCGACTGTTTTGTGGAGTATTTCTCTATAAATCTCATCAAAATCAGAATCGTCCATGTTTGATAGATCGTTCGGATCATCACTGTATTTTTCGAGATTTCCATAAGGAGGACATGTGAACATGAAATCATATTTGCCATTTGCAAGAACATCAATATTCTGACTGTCACCGCATATCCACGTCGGTTTCTCATTTGTACATATGGATGCATTTGCAATATTTGCATCAATTTGCTCCTGCCGTAAATCAACTCCGACATATGATCTCCCTGTTTCCACAGCAACAATGCCTCTGACACTGCCTCCTGAAAACGGATCAATGATTTTGTCCCCTTTTTTTGTGAACCAAAGATACTGAGTTTCACACAATACAGGATCAAATATACTTGTTCCAGTTGACGAAAGAGTACCTTTGTTTTCTTCTTTCATATATAAATCTTCAAATTCTGAGTTTGTAAGTTTTCTCCCTGCATCTTTTTCGGCGGCTCTTTTCTTTGCATAATAAGCCGGATCTTGTGCAACTTTACTTTGAAATAACACTCCCATTTTTAATCTCCTTTTTTTCCTTCTCTTACCATCCAGTCGGGCATTGTATAAACAAGGTCGCCGCAACGTCCTAATTCGGATCTTATTCCAAACCGTATCCACGAACGTTTTCTTTCAAGCCATTCACCTTTATTCCCATAAAGTACAGAAAAGGGTGGCACAAGATATTTTTCAGCTATTGAACCGGAGTTCTCATATTTGCCAATTGGCTGTAAATCCGGTGTTTCTTCTTCAAATCCGAACTGGCTCATATCAATATCATCAAGCGCCGCCAGTTCTTCATTCAGAATGCTTAAATCAAAATCCGTATTCATGGTCAGCTTGTTGTGTACAAGACCATAAGCCTTCCGCTGTTCATCTGTCAGTTTGTCCAGTCTGATTACAGGAACCTTTTTGATTCCTAATTGCTGACATGCAATTAGTCTGCCGTGTCCCTCTATGATTTCGTTGTTTTTCCACACTGCAATCGGATCATTCATTCCAAACTCCTGAATGCTCTTTTTTATCTGCTCAATCTGTTCGGGAGTGTGAATTTTAGCGTTGTTTTCATACTTTTTTAGCTGTTCTATACTCAAATACTCGACTTTTATATCTTCCATAGTTCACCTCATAAAAAAAGAGCCTGTCGGGAACAGAAAGATACAACCGCAGGAGGTGCGATATGACAACAGAAATAACCCGACAGGCTCCCAACAAAAAAAGGAGAGAAAATGAAAAAAGCGTGTTTGACAGGGGAAGGTGTTCCACGCTTTTTTCCGATTACAATATATCACTCTTGCCGCGCTTAGATTTTAAGTGATTGTTGCCTTCACGGCTCCACAACCTTCAGTGCATTTACGAATTCCTCAACCGTCCGGCACACGAATGTTCTGCCGTTTCCCTTGTCAGGATCCTCATGCACTGTGACTGTCTGAAAATCCTGTTTGTCCTGTTTTGTGAGGAAGACTGAGACTGTGTGTCCCCTCCTGATCGAGTACATCGCGCCATATTTCAGATATGTCCGATTGAATTTCAGCTTTGTGTTTTTCTCGGCGACTTCCTTCAGCTCTTCGATAGTCATTCCGGTCATTCTGTCACACCTCCTCCGGTGTCTCCGGTGATTCCGGTCTCCTTCTTGACGGCATCGAGCCGAGCGTTCTCTCGCTCAACAAAATAGCGATAAAGAGCAATTGTGTTATCGACTTCCGCAGTGATCTGTTCCTCGGAGAGTTTCACGAATTCCTCCAGTGTTACGAATTCGATGTGCGGCTCGACATAATCCGCCCACGGTTTCGGGACAACGAATTCATATCCATACGGATCATCAAATTCTGTTCCACAGCTATTCTGAAGATTCATGTATGTGATCTTCTGTTTATCTACGAGCAGAACATCATGATGATTTGTTCCGACAATGTGCTCTGTGCCATGTGCTTTGTCGCGCACCTTAATGACTGGAATCAGCAAAATAATCACCTCCAAGCGTTGTCTGCGTGATGCAGTAGTCATTCTGAATCGGGAAGATTCTGTCGAAATCGGTCAATGCTCCGGTCTCTCCTTCGTGATAGGCAACGAATGCACCGTTTTCCGTGATGCTCTTGATTCTGCCGATTTCGTATTTGTAGCCGTTCGTGTAGACGACATACTGTCCCTCTCGGAACTGATCACTCCTCCGGCTCATCCGTTTCTCCTGTGTCGCCTGTGAGCTGTCTCTTCAGACGATAGACCTCACCTTTCAGCTGATAAATGTCAGATCTAATCTGATCGAGATCATCGAGAATCTGTCTTGTTTTCCGATCCTCCATGATTGCTTCTTCTTTCTCCTTGCGGAGCTGTTCTTCTGTAAATATTCTGATCATAAATCCTCCTTGTTCTCTATAAATTCTTTTCAGTTGCTTCCTGTCCATCCATCTTTGCTCCGCAGTTGGGACAATATTTGTATGGTCTGTCGAATCTGCTCTCGCACTCTGAGCATTTGTATTTAAGACCTTCTTTCAGATAGTCCAACCACTTCCCGTGCCTGACTGGCACGGCATCCA